GCACAAAATGACGCTTTGCGCCCCTTGTCCGCCTCGGTCTTGGGGCTCGGCGCCGGGGCTTTGAGATTAGAGCCCGTCTCGCGGTTGTATTTGGCGCGGCCCTTAGCAGTGAGCCCGGCCCCCTGCTTGGTGGGCAGCTTTTCGCCACGACCTACGCTCAGAGACACGCTTTTCTTTGCCATTACGACCCCATCCAAGAAGTTGTAACCCCACCAGCCGCGTACTTACGAGTTACGTCTTTCTCCACATACTGCCTGTGCGCTACAGGAAACGCAAACGTCACCGCCAAAGCGTCCGCCGCGTCTGGAGACGCTAACCCGCGGGCTTTCATTTCTTTTTTGCCTTCCAAGAAAATTGTCCCCGCTGAGTTTGGCTTTATAGTCGGCCCGGTAAGGTCTGACTTTAGCCCCCTGTCGTTGGGAATGGACGCGGACCTAAGCCACTCCTTCATCGTACCCCACAGTTCAGCGCGTTTGTTTCCGTACATTATAGGGTTCTTTGACTTCCACCCAAAGTTTACACCACGTACGACTTTATAGCGCTGTTCATGCAATCTATCCAAAATGCCATATCCCAGCCCGCCTTCATCCAACACCACTAACGTGGGCTTGTACTCTTCAATCGCTTCAATTACGCGGCCTACGATGGTCATAGTGTCTTCGCCTTGATAGCGATGGATAGCTACCAAATCGCGTCCTTGCCGCACCGCAATTACCGTCGAGTCTGCGCCGCCGCGCGCCGGGTCAACACCTATGATTATCGGCGCCGTAGCATCCTTGTAACGGGGTCTTTGCATGGCGTCCGCTACTACCGCCGGGCTTATAAACTGATCATCGCCCGCAGCGGGGAATTCGCCATACACCTCTACCCGCGCTTGGCTGGAATCTTCGCCGTACTCTTCTATGATCTGCTGATACACCTGTTTGTCGGTGTCTTCTACTGTTCTTGCATCTACTTGTCTTGTTCGCCAAAAATCACGTTTGGCGTTAAAGCATTCAAAGAAATAGCCGGTGTTGCGCCGTGGGTTGCTGAAAGCAAACCAATAGCGATCCAAAATGTTTTCCGTAAAGAACCCCGCCCCCACTGACCATATGCCGTCAGGAATGCCACTTGCTTCGTCGAATATCAACATCATGCCGTCGTGGTTATGGACGCCCGCGTAACTGTCAGGATTCTCTTCAGACCATAGTTTGCCTTCGGCCGCCCAATATCGCGTACCTTTTTTCAGATCGCGCTCTACCAGATCGCATAGCCATTTTGCAGGCGACAGTTTTGTTGCGCTTATTTCCCACCAGTGAGCATTGATTATCATCGTGCTCCACTTGGTCAATTCACCCCAAGTTACTGAGCGCAACTGCGCCTCAGAGTTTGCGCTCACTACTACTGACGCACCAATACGTGTTGATAGCATCCACAAGATCAACCACGATACAAGGGCCGACTTGCCGATACCCCGCCCGGAAGCAACCGCTTCCCGTAAGGTATCCATGTTCAGCTGCCCTTTATTCTTTTGAATGTGTTCCTTAATGTCGCGCAGCACCATGCGCTGCCACATGCGCGGGCCTTTGTATTTGGCCAGGGGGGTGTTCTCTTGCCCCCAAGGAAACGCAAACAAAACGAACGCTTCGGGGTCGTCTTTAACTTGCGGCGCCCACAGCCTTGTCATCAACAGCTGTTCATCGTCTGGGGAGTAGATAGGCTTTTGCATCAGGAAGGCACTTTGACGGAGCTAAGGTTGTTTGACGAAACAGGCAAAGCAGAAGACGTAGAGGAGGCCAACACGTCCATCGCTTGCCCTTCAATAGTTCTAGCTTCGGCGGCGCGTAAAGCGTCGATGACGCTAATGCGCTGGTCCACTTCCACAGATATGGCCTGCTTAGCCACCCAGCCGTGAGCGTGCTGGAGTATCGCCAGCGCCGCTTTAGCGTCGCCCGCTCTTGCCGCGTTTAACAAGTGTTGGCTGTTTTCAGCCTCACTGTCCGCGCGGCCCTTTTGTTCGGCAACTTCGGCCATTTGGTCGAGCTCTTTTAAGCGGTTGTACTCAACCGGCAACAATCCCGCCGCTAAAGCTAAAGAGTCACCTTTAAGCCCTAAGAATGCAGCGTGGTAGATGCGCTCCAATAGCGCCTCTGTTGCTTTTATCTCTCGTATGGAGAGGGGGAGGCTTTTGAATGTCATGCGCTCAGTGTAGGGCGTGTCGATTAAAAATCAATGGCCAAACTGCCTATTTGACCCATTTTTGCGCGAGTGTAAGGGAATGGGAAAAAGGTTTGCAAAAAAATTTTAAAATTTTTGTGATGCCATAGCTTTGAAACACCCATACGCCCGGGCCCTCCCCGGGGGTCTTAGCACGACCCGACAGCGGCAGGCAACCAGCACGCAGCGGATGCTCATCCGCGCCAGGCGGCCAGCAGGAAAACCATTAGGCAATTTAGGCATCGTAAAAAACTATCGACGCCGCATCATCCGATAGGCAATTTGGGCATTGCCTAAACCTATCGACAGCTCGTTAGTTAATAGGCAATTTGGGCGACTTGTTTTCTGGTCGCCCAAATTGCCTAACAGATGATGCGCCCGTGTAGTTTTGGGCAATCGTCGCGGGCGAAATCGTTAGGTCATTTAGGCAAAATTGTCATGCCGGAAAAGTCGCGGCGCTGTAACGTTGCACCGCAGCACAATTTCCTATCTATACCGTTTATGTATACATTTACAACTACACCTAAAATAAACATATAAATACCCAAAACGCCCAAAAGCATCTTATCCCCTTGATTTTAGGGCCCTCGCCAATAAGCAATCCTCCCCTCCCCCTATACCGCCCATCTAACCGTACTCGCCGCCCAACTTTCCGTCTTTCGTTGGACATGTGTAAAACTTTTCTTGACAGCCTTACAAACACCAGATAAACTCCAGTCCATGCCGTTACACAAAAACCCAACAAATCTTAGGCAATTTGGGTAACGGTAAAAATTTCCTTACAACATAAGAGAGGCGCGAATCATGGCAAAAACAACTTACTTCGTCGAAATAACCGATACTTTTGGTGGCGAGGCTAACTACTCATGGGTCACTCGCCACAAGGTGCGCGCCTCATCGCCGCGCGGGGCGATCGTGCGCGTTAACCGCGACTCGGGGCTAGGGTTTCGGCGCACCGACGATTACGGTGATAGCGTTCGGTACGACAGCAAGAGCGGGGCGACCTGCCTGTTCGTCTCGCATTGGGACGATGAGCAACACGGCCAGTATCCCAGAATTAATGAGATTGCTTAATCAGAGGTGCGAATCATGAGAATTTTTGCTTCAGAGACAGACTACAAAAACCGCGCGAAAGTACGCGCGGCGTACCCTTCCGCGGTAAAAATCGTGAAAGTCTGTGGTGGCTGGGCTGTGTATGAGTATTGGACCGACTACCAAATCGCAAAGAATCAAATAGATCGAATGCGACGGCATCGAAGACGACTGCACGGAGTTTGACTACTCTTCGGTGGATTTCGATGGTGTTGAGTATCTTTATCGTTAAACCATTGTCGCTAAACATTACAAACAGGAGATTAAAGTGCGACAAACTATCCTTTATGAAATTCGCGAATTTAAAGGAAATGAATATTTTGCTTCACGAATCAAGGTGTTTGCATAATGAGTGCGCACACGACCGGCCCTTGGGAATGGATGGGGAGTAATCTCGTTGGGGGTGATTACGCAAAAACAAAAACTTGCATTCTCGATTTTGGGTGCGGGTGCTGTAAATGCGATGAAACTACCGAAGCAGACGCTCGATTGATTGCAGCAGCCCCCGATTTACTAGACGCCCTACAAACTCTTCTTAACGATCAGCGCGATGCTAGCCTCCCAGTTTTGTCTAAGGCGAGAGAGGCTGTAGCAAAGGCTACAGGGGGGTATCTGTCATGCATGTAATTAGCTTTAGCGCGTATCGTAAAGCGCGCCCTGTCGGAATCATCGAACGATTAAAAGCAGGCGAAGGTCCGTTGTTTTACTTGTCGGCAGTAGCAGGTGCTATGTGTCTATACGCCGCGCTATGGATCACGTTAGCGCTTGGCGCTATCGCGTATCTCTAGCAGCTAACCTCTAACCTACTTGGAGCAAGTCATGATTGATAGAGATATGGATATTGAATCGTTTTTTGCACTAGTGGATGCAATCCTGCAGTCAGACACTACACGCATCACAGGCAGTGCAAGCAGTGCAAGCAGTGCAAGCGCCACAGGCAACACAAACAAGTGGGATTACTGGTATGACGCGCTACATGCCTCCGATATGTATGGAATCCCGCTGTGCGAATGTGGGGAGCTGCTTATAAACCGCGCTATCGCCAGTAGCGGACGTACGTTGGCGGGCGATGTCGAGCTCGCGCAGCTGATGGTGTTGGGCAATCGTTACACACGGCACTAAAGGGGGACATACATGCTATTAGTGGCCATTGCAGCGGTAATAACGCATATCGTACTGTATATGCTAGACTCTTAATCGTTGTAAGTAGTGCTCTCTCCGGGATATGCGCCTCTATCCCTTGCGCCCCTGCAAAAAAGCAGGGGCGTTTTATTTCGCCCCTGCCCTACTCTCCCTTACCGCTACTTAACGAGCGCCATACGCGATGGTGGCGGCTCTTCAACCATGCGGCGAAGGTCGCTTTTACTGTACCGCTGCGCGAGCTCAGGCGCGGCGAATATGTGCTTTTTGGTCACATACTCGGCACACGCGACGCGCCCGACATCGACCCAGCCCGCCTCCTTAAGCGCATGTAGGAGCGCCGCCTGCGGTACCTTTACGCCTGTCGGTGCCCCACCTGCGATACGGTCGCATAGCGCGTGAAATGGCGACGCCACCACACCACGGGAAAACTCCCCGATCTGCGCTTGCATCTGCCCGACGAGAAACGACTCGGCCATGCTCATACCGTGCTCTACCATATTCGCCTTAAACTCAGTCCAAGCAGGCGCGGCCGATGGATTAAACGCCGACACGTCGCGTCGATGCAACCAGCCCGCGATCGCCTCAAACCCTCCGGATTTGTACCACGTCCAAAGCGCAAGCGCTTCTTCCGGGCGCATGCGCGGCGCAGACGACCACACGCAAAACCAACGTCTATCCTGACTGTCGATCGAGATCGGTAACAGGTCGTTAGTGAACGCGAGTACAAACATTCGGTTTGCCATATCGTACGGGTGCAGGCCCTTACGATTGATTGGCAACGTTTCAGGCGGCGCGGCGATGATTGGCTTTAGTTTGTTGGCCAATGCGCGACGCTCCCGCGCCTCGGGCTCTTTGAGCTCGTTCAAAATAAGGATTTCAGACTCTAATTGGTATCCCCATTGCGACCCTAGCGTGTCGTTGTCCATCAAGCCACGATTACGCAAACCAGGCCCGCATACGGCCCAAATAAACGGCGCCCACATGGTGTCTTTGCCACAGCCTTGGTCGCCCCCATGCAACACCGCGTGGTTGATCTTGATCGCAGGATTTTGAACCTTGAACGCCATCACATCCCACAGGTGTGCACGCTCATTCGACTCAGGAACCAAGGCCTCGCAGTGCTTGAGCCACATATCCACATCGCCATTCCACACAGCCTCGCCCGGTACTGGCCGAGGGCGAGCGTCGCGCCAGCGATTGCCGTACACGTCGCCATCGCGCGACACGAGCACAGACTCGCCCGCAGCATACGTTATGCCCGACAACGTACGCGCGCCGCTCGCTTGTCGGTTTTCATCGAAGCATGTGGACGCTTCGATCTTGCGCCCGCTGTGAATGGATTTACAGCTGATGTGCCGGTAAAGCGCGTCAAAGGCCGCGCGCGACACTTCCCGACGCTCTTGCATGTCAAAGTAACTGTTATCGCTCAACACATACGCGAATCGCTCAAACCATTGCGACTTTTCTACCCTCCCTAATTCTTTGCGCTCTACTTCAGCAATCACGGCCTGCGCGTCATCGCTGAAAAAATCCGTGGGCGTCAGCTTTTCAAGCGTGTGCTGCATGGTGGCCGCGATCAAGTCATCCCGCACGCCCGCCTGATGCTCGGGCCCCCCTTGATCTTTGACCCACGCTAAAAAGGTTTTCGTGTCTAGGTCAACACAATGCGAGTGCAAACAACAATACGCCCTTGTGGCGGGCATGTACCGCCCCTCGGGGTTTCCATCTGTATGCTCGGCATGATTAGGGCAGACCACGCCCGCCCAGCCCTCTGGATTAGGTTTAGACAGCACAAGACCACGCTCATTCAGCCATGCGAATACATCGTCGCCGCCGTTATCCTGCACACGGACCGGACGATAGCCGCTTCCGTCCGCTTCGGCCGGTGTAACACCAAGGGCCTCGCAAATCTGCGGCAATGTGAAGAGACGCGAGGGCTCAAACGACACTAGGCGAGCGGCGAAGTTATCGCGCCCAGGCTTTAGGTTAATCGACCCCGGAAGGCGGAAATTACGAACTGGGTTACACGCGCCCGGGTCCGTGTAGCCCGCGTCTGCAATCGCGCGAATCGCGGCGGAAAACTCGCCTTTAGTGGGCTGATCTTCCGTGAAAGCGTAGCCCCATTGAAACGACCCCGGCGACGTTTCCATTACCCATGTCGGCTTTAATGGGGGCTCTTTAGACTTCGTGCCTATGTCATCCAGCACCAACACCAAGCAGTATTCGCAGTGCGAGGCGGCAGCGCTGATCTTGCCATCCCGAAACCTGTCGACGATAAAAGACGCCGTATTACCGTACCACGCTTGGTCCGGCTTAATGCGATCGACATCTGGCAAAAATGCAGGCCACGTGCATTTGATCGCGCCATCTGCATGAAATTGCAATTCGTTGTCTTTACGCACGGGCTTTTGCCGCACGATCAACGGCGTCTCCCCTTCAGGGGCAAGCCATGTAAGGAACTCCAAAAACTGTATAACTGCCTCTTTTGCTGTCATAAGTTAGCCCTTCCCATATCGTTGCATTACGTTTACTTCGGCCTCCAAGGGCAGGCCTGTTGCCCATCCCGGAGCGGCGCACATTACACCGTGGAGTCTTTCCGCGGCGGCATCTGCGTCTGCCTCGGGTGCTTCCAAAACAATCTCGTCATGTACATGCAACACCACGCCGTCTAAACGCCGTAGAGCGTGCCTCAATACATCATTGGCCGCGGCTTGGCAGATGTTCTCCGCAGCGAGCCCCTTCCACAAACGCGCGCGAGGCCATTCTTTAGCGTCTGCGGCCGGCTTCCAAGACGCCTTTGCGTAGGACACGCCATCGCCATCTAAACGCGCATAGGGGTAACAAAGGATTCGTCCAGAGGGCAACGCATACCAGAGGTGCTGGCCATCAAACAGATATGTCACGCGGCCCGCGGAAAACTCGTGCCCGACGTTGCGCATGGCGCGAGTGTACGCCCCCTCGAGCGCTTGCCAATAGGCCACGGCCCAAGGGTTAGCCCGGCGCCAAGCATCCACCATACGACGCGAATCCGACTCGGGCAAGTTAACGCCGTATATACGGCCCATAGCGGCGAACGCACCGATGCCTCCGCCGTAGCCGCACGCGAGCTCTTGCACCTTGCCTATCTGGCGTTGTTCTTTATCGACCTCACTGACGCCAACGTTAAATGTACGGCTGGCGTTGTGCTTGTAAATGTCCTCGCCTTGCCTAAACAAATCCAGTTTGGCCTCCGAGGTACGCTCATTTGATAGCCACGGGTTCATGCGCGCCTCAATAGCGGCCCAATCCGCTACAATCAGCACATGCCCAGGCGCAGGCATCAGCGCAGGGCGGAGCATTCCCTTTAGGACATCGGTGACACGCTTACCGTACTTCGGGACGATCTGATGCCCGCGCACCATCGCGTGCCTCACCTCTTCAGGCGCGGCGGCCACCTTGCGGGTAAAGTTATGCACTTGCGCGCCGTAGGAAGACGCCCTTCCCGTGGCGCTGCCGCCAGCGAATACGAACGCGCCCCGCACACGCCGATCATCTTCGTCTGCAAGTGCGGCCAAGCGGCTAAACTTGGCAACCGATGAGGCCCACAGATCGTCTGCGCACTGCACGACCTCGGCCACGTCGGGGGGAACTTCATCAGGATGATCTTCCGCCAACGCAAGCAGGTTGCCGCGCACGGTCTTATCGATGCTGTACTTTGCCTCTCCATCCTTATAGACCGTCATCAGCTTGCGCGCCTGCTCGCCTACCCGCGCCAACACCCACTCACGCATGCGCGGGCTACGCACGCTAGTGACTTCGCCGTTCGTAACCTCGGCCACGATCTGCTCGATTTCGACTAATTCATCGCCCGCGTACTTTACCGCTGCGTCGCATAGCGCAACATCCACGAGCACGCCCCTGTCGTTAATGCGTTCATTGACGTGATAATCGGCCAGTTCGTCCGCGCTCAGCCCGCGCATCGCTTTAGACACTGCACGCATTACGCGCACGTCTTGCTCACAGTATTCGATCATTTCCTGTAGCAGCGCGGCGTCTTCACGAAACGAGCCGTCGGCCTGTGGTATGGACAGCAAGCGTATTAACTGCGAACCGCGGTAGTCTTTACGCATGTTAGAAGACGCGAACCTCCCCACATCTTCAAGCGACCCAGGCGCACAATTAGCGCGAGCCTGCGCAGCGGTGCAGTAGAACTGCTCCAGCTCGAAGTTAAGCCCCATGACATACCAAAAGATCAGGCGCTCGAATGCGGCGTTATGCGCGCGGATCTGACCAGTGAATTTCTTAACTTCCGTTGGTATCGGTTGATCGGGCGTCCATGTGGCTACTTCGTCATCGTCAAAGGCGTAGGACATGCACAACACTTCCGTGCTCATGTCCTGCGCGTAGTTATACACGCCCTTAGTACCTAAATCGACGCGGCTGCGCGTCTCAAAGTCCACCCACAAGACGCGCTCGCTCATAGCGCCCGCGCCTCCTTAAGGATCTCTAAACGCTCGCGCGTAGCGCGCAAAGCGGTGTAGCGCTGGTGCAAACGCTCCAATATAGAAATCCTACGCGCGCCAGCTCGCTCTGCGTTTAACAGGTCCAGCACTTGATCTTCGGTCAGCAAGTTAATTTCCCGATTAAGCCTTCGCCAATTCATCTGCAATTTTCTTCTCCAAGTCGTCGATCTGTCTGCCTAAGCGAACCATCGCCCGCTCGGCCCTGTTGTAGGCTTTCGCCCACTGTTTCTCTTCCACTTTGGCGGTGCGTAACTTTACCTTCCAAAGGTTCAATCGCGTTTTGTTCACTTAAGGCCCTCCATTGCTATATCACTTAACGCGCGCTTGTCATGCAACGCCGCCCATATACGCTCGTCTATCGTCTTGTTAGTAAGCAAGACGTAGCACCACACATCATGCTTTTGCCCGCTGCGGTGCAGGCGCCCTACGGTCTGCTCGAACAATTCAAGCGACCACGGCAAGGATAAGAACACGATACGATTCCCGCCGTATTGAAGGTTAAGCCCATGCCCCGCGCTCTTAGGATGAATCAAGAGCAGCTCGACTTCTCCCGCGTTCCAAGCGTCTATTACTCCAGGCGTGTCTATCGTTTTAGCGCGCGGGTATCGTCGCTTTAGTTCGGCCAACTCTTCTTGAAAGTTGTAAACAATGATCGTGTTTGCGCGCTGGTTTTCCTCTAAAAGCCCGTCCAGCAAATCGAACTTATGCCCGCCTATCCATATCGCCCTTTGTGTGATGATCCATTTGCCGGGCTTATCAGGGTTAGGCGTCTTAGTGGTGTCGTACACAAACCCCGCGGCCATCTGTTGCAACTTGCCCGTCACTACCGCTGCGTTGGCCGCGATAGCTTGCGCGTCCGCAAACTGCACGACAAAATCTTTCTTCATCTTTTCATACGGCGCACGATCATCCATGTCGCAACGTAGCTCTACCGTATGAAGCTCGGGCAGCGTCCCCCTATAGTCGCCTGGGTCAAGTACATACGTGGCAGGTTTGATGCGCACCATGACCTGTTCCAGCGCGCCTTTGCGTGGGGCCCAGTCGCCGTAGTCGCGGTTGGTGCAAACAAAATACTGCTGCAAGAACGCGCCTTTGCTACGGCCCAATAACGACTCATCTACAATCTTGCACTGCCCAAAACAGTCTTCCAGCCCGTTGCTCGTAAAAGAGCCCGTCAGCCCCCACCGTATGTTTATCGGTGAGATCGCCTTGTGCAGCGCTTTAAAGCGCTTGCCGCTCGGGTCTTTAAGCCGCGTCAATTCATCGAACACTACCGCGTCAAAGCCTTTTAACCCCTGCTCGGCTAGCCATTGCAGGTTGTCATAGTTAAGCACCACAACATCAGCGGGCGAATACAGCGCCTTGGCTCTCGCGGCAGGCGACCCTACGGCCACTTCCACACGCAAACCAGGCGCCCACTTGCGCGCCTCTACAGGCCATACGTCAGTGCATACTCGCTTAGGCGCGAGGACAAGAAAACGCGACGCTACTCCGTTCATAACCGCATCGCGCATGGCCGTGAGCGTGATAGCCGTCTTACCCGCGCCCACTGGCGCCAGCACAAGCGCGCGATCGTGTTCATAGATAAAGTCCGCCGCGTCTTCTTGATATGGCCGCAGTTTCACTTAAGCGACTCCAGCTCGATCAGCAGCTCCAGTTCGTGAATCGCTTTCTGCAAATCCTGAATGCCGTCTTTGGCCCGCCAACGACAGACGCGCTTGATTACGCAACCTTCAAGAAACCCCAGCTTGTTGCGGTGGATGAACTCCACAGGCTTAATTTCAAAACCCGAATAGTGATCGCCCGCCACTTGCTTGTCTAACGCGCTCATAATTTCTGTACCCATTGGTCTACCATCTCCTTGCTCCACAGACACGCGTAACGTTGCCCGAGCCCAGTCATGTCTTTAGAAAAAAGTTTTTGAAGCTCCGACAATCTGCCGTCAGGCGCTTTCAGTTCTATAAACCACGTTGTTCCGTTGGGCAGGCATACAACTCTGTCTGACACGCCCCGCTGCGACGGAGACTTGAACTTATACGCACGGCCGCCCAGCCGTTCCACGTACCACACCAAGTACCGCTCGATCTCGTTTTCTTTCATGGTCTGAATCATACCTTGTCAAAAAGTTTTTGACTACATCAAGTTTTATGATACAGTGAAGTCTCAAACAGTAAAGGAGAATATACAAATGACTCAAGTAGCGGCGCATTCCAGTCTTGTCGGCGGCTCTACTGCCAGCCGCGTGATTGCATGCCCTGGTAGCGTGGCGCTGGTGGCCAAGATGCCGCCCAAGCCAAGTAGCAAGTACGCAGATGAGGGCACTTTGCTGCACGACGTGATGAGCGACTTGTTGTCGTCCAACAAAACGGTAAAAGATTTCATCGGCCGTAAGTACAACGATATCGAGCTTACGCAAGACTTGATCGACGCGAAGATCAAGCCCGCGCTGGAGGCGCTCAACGAGATCGACCCCGACATGAAGATGGAGCTCGAGGTCGAGTCGCGCGTTGGGTTTGGCTATTTGATTCCGGGGGCGTTTGGCAGCACTGACGTTATTGGGCGCTTGAACAACCGGACTATTGTGCTCGATTGGAAGTTCGGTGACGGCGTGCCTGTGCCGGCCGAGAACAACAAGCAACTGTTGTTTTACGCGGCGGCGGCCAAGCGCACGCCTGAGACACTCTGGGCGTTTGAGGGCACGACTGAGCTTGAGCTCGTTATTGTTCAGCCGCCTCACGTCAAACGTTGGGTAACAGACTTTAAGACGCTCGAACAATTTGAAAACGATTTAGTGCGCGCTGTGAAAGTGGCTCAGCAGCCGGATGCGCCGCTTGCGGTGGGCGACCACTGCCGCTGGTGCGCGGCTAAGCCGGTTTGCCCGAAAATGACAGGCGCCGCCGAACGCGCGTTGAAGACCTCGCTAGAAAGTTTGGATAGCGACAATATTGGTAAGCTACTTGTCCAAGCGGATCTATTGGAAGATTGGATTAAAAACCTACGCGAACTGGCTTTTACAATGCTTGAGAACGACAAGCCGGTGTCCGGGTATAAACTAGTAGCCAAGCGGGCGGCGCGTCAGTGGGCGGACGAAGCCAAGGCAGTGGAGTTCATGCAAAAGAACGGCGTCGCGCCGCATAAAGAAGTCGAGGTGCTTTCTGTGGCTCAAGCGGAGAAAGCCCTCAAAAAGAGCAAGGTGGAACTGCCAGACGATCTGGTTGTGGCAGTATCATCGGGCAGCACATTGGCGCCGGAGAGCGATCCTCGGCCCGCTGTGTTAAATGTCGGGAAGCAGCTATCTGCGGCCCTTTCTAAACTAGTGTAAGGATAGAAAATGTCTAATATCGTGACCTTTAGTCAAGCGAATCTCCCTTCAGTATCTTCGCTTTCCACGGCCCTGCGTTCACTCGAACAAGATGTTGGCGGCGCTGGTGCAGTAATCCTTAAGATGGACAAGACCGGGCACTGGGTGTACGGCGCTGACCAAACTGAGGTTGAAGACGACGCTACCTTTGCGGTCAATCCTTTCTCGTTTGTCCATGGCTACATTGCATGGGGCGATGGTGAAGTGCTTGGCGAGAAGATGGTGTCGGTATCGCAGCCGTTGCCTGAGCTCGAAGCCGCGCCTCCGAACAGCAAGCGCGGCTGGGAAACGCAAGTGGGAATGTCTCTAAAGTGTTTGTCTGGTGAAGACAAGGACATGGAAGCACGTTACTCCGCCACGTCAGTAGGCGGCAAACGTAGCGTTCAGGCCTTGGCGCTGGCTATCGCCGCGCAAGTAGAGAAGGACCAGTCCAAGCCCGTGCCGGTAGTGCGTCTGAAGAAGGACCACTACACGCACAAGTCATACGGCAAGATCTACACGCCAGTGTTCGAGATTGTCGAGTGGATCGGCATGGACGGCGGAAGTGAAGAAGCCGCAGAGGTCGAATCGACCGATGCAAACGCAGCTGAAGACGCTCCGCGTCGTCGCAGGCGCGCTCTGTAAGTAGTACCGGCCGCGGTGTGTTCGCCGCGGCCGCCTGTTCTGCCCAAAAAAAAGTTACCTAGTGCCTAAGCGGCAAGGCGTTGTGCCGCCCTTACAGATGGGAGCAAGACATGAAATACATTCTTGGCTTCATTATGTTTGATTGCATGGCCACTTTTGCCGTGTGTTTAATTTCTGCCGCCTGCAACATCACGCAAGCCGCGCCCGCGTTTTTGTGCGCTGCTGTGGCCGGCATCGTTGGCTATCTGTGTGCTTGGAAAATCGAAAAGATCGAGGAGGCTGAGCTGTGATTGACTGGATAAAGGATCTGCTAAACCCCCCGCTTACACTTGATGAGAGAAGGATGGAGAAGTCTGCTCAATACAAAAAGGAGAAATACAATGAGTACCGCAGGAAACGCTACCACCAACGAAAACAGCAGAAGATTTTGCAGCAATTGCATGAAAATGCAGCCAACTGAAGGCGGTATCTTAAAAAAGACACCTAGCGCCCCCAGGTGGCGTTGTGCAGCATGCACACAGCGTGTCAAAGATCACATGGAGAAGAGTAAGAAATGAGCACGTTACGACAAGCAGCACAGCAGGCGCTTGAGACTTTATACCTAATACGAGATGGCGCCACTGGGCTATACGGAGACGACCTACGACATTGCAATAAAGCGATATCTCAACTCACGAAAGAATTAGAGAAGAAGCCCGACAGCATGAAAGATGTCTACGCCGGATTGAGAACACTCGCGATGAAGGAGCGGAGATGAGCCTACGAGAAGCAGCGCAGCAGGCGCTGGAGGTGTTGGAATCAGTTGAGCCGTGGGAGGTTGTAGACCACGACCCATTTGCAGAGGCCGTCACCGCCCTAAGCGCCGCTCTTGCCGAGCCAACCAGTCAAGAATCCCGACAGGTTGAGCCGGTGGCGTGGCGCTACATCCCAAGCGAAAGGTTACGCGACGTTGTATTGACAAGCGACCCCAGCCAAGCCCGTTTGGCGGCAGATTACGGGTGCGAAGTGCAGCCTCTTTACCCCGCCCCGCCCAAGCGCGAGCCGTTGAGCGGCATAGAGATACAACAGATTGAGTTAAAGCTCCGCCAGTATTCCGACTACGACAAGTACGACCTTTCGCTACATGACTTTGCCCGCGCAGTCGAGCGAGCGCATGGTATTGGGGGTGAAAAATGAAAACGCCTAAACGAATCCACGCAAAAGAAGTCGCTCGCAAATTGGCTGATTGGTGGGACGCCATAAACAAAGAAAACCGTGACCGTGGAAACAAGGAATACACGCTCGAATGGATGCTTGCTGATGCGTGGCTAAAGGGTTTTGAAGCTGGTCGCAGGGACGAGAAGCAGAGAAAGAAAGCGGGGAAGGAATGACACGCGATGACATCATCCGCATGGCGCGGGAGGCTGGTTCGATTGATTCAGAGGATGTGATTGAAACCGTGTTCGCCGCCTTTGCCGCAGCCGAGCGTGAGTCGTGCATAGCCCTATGCAAACAGCACGCCGAGGAATACAGATCAAACTATCAACTCGTCGCGGGAATGGCATGCATGATACTGGCCAAAGCAATTGAAAAACGAGGCGAAAAATGAACATTGAAGAAGCAATAAAGACACTTCAAGAAAACAACGTAGAGATAACAGGCACGGAAATTTACTGCAATACCGCGTATCTGTACGCGGAAAAAGGAAAAGAATACGCAAGGCTTGACGGAGATTTTGACGTTAACTACCTAGAAGCAATCGTTACATGGATGAAATCGAAATGAACTACATACCAATCCACACCAACATCACGCCAAACTACAACTACTTGGCGGCTGAGAATGCGTTTCTTAAGCAGGACATTGAGTACAAAAACGCGGTTTTGTCTGAACAACAGCAACGGATCGACAATCTAAAACAAGACATCGACCAGCTGTCCAGCGCCACAGCCACCATGAAAGCAAACCAGGATCAAAGCATTTCAGACGCGGCACGCTGGAACTACGCCAAAAACATGTACTTTCAAAAGTTGGGATTTGAATCACCGAATATGTTAGAAAAGAAGATAGACAAAGATATATTCACTGCGGTTAAAAGGAGCCTGGCAAGTGGAGAGTGAGAGCGAAGTAGAACGTAAGGCGTGGAATGATGCCATCGCCGCAGTGTTAGAACTGATGCGGATTCACCCGCCGCACAGAATTGGCGAAGCAGCGTTCATGCACCGATTGATTCAACTGAAAAAGAAAAGGGGCCAGAAATGAGGGTTTGCGGGGTGTCGGATGCACATACAGCAGAAAGACATGTTCAGTTTTCCGAGATGGTGCAGGTGAAATATTTCACGCCAGAAAACAGCGATGCCCCTACGCAATCGACGAGCTCTTTGTGCCCGTCGACTGATGCAATGATAATTGAGTCAAGATTGAATAAAGTAGTCCCAATCAGCCCGCGGGTGATTAACCCGCCGCCGATGCCAGAGGCCGCCAACGAGCCAAAGATTAACCCGGTCAAGAAGATCCTTTCCGGGCTTTCTACGGCGTGCGGATTGGCGGTGCTGCCCACGGTATGCTTGGGCGTGTTTCTCGGCCCTATCGGGCTTGTAGTGCCCGCAGCGCTAGTTGTTGGTTGTCTAGCGTTTCACTTCTTAAGCAGATAAAACAAACCCCGCTGATGCGGGGTTTCTGTTTATTCGCCTTTGAAGATTGGCGTATCTGTCACCCAGCGCAAAACCAAGTTCGCCAGACCTAGAATCGACATGACAGCAGCACCATGAGTGCCGAGAAGCATGTTAACAAAGGCTCCGTTAGAAATAACGAGATCGACAACGGGTAGCGCCGCAACAGCTCCGTTAAGCACAACTGTTTTATAGCCTTTCATGTTAGCACCCTTCCGTTTTGAAAATCTGCCAATGTGAGCCCGTTGGTGTATTGGAAGTGCGCCATCTCTTTGAGTTTGCCGGTCCATCGACCCGCCCACTCAAGCCCGCATGACTCGCCAATTTCACCCACCTGGCGCCACAAATCCCCGTCTTTTCCTGTCGTGCCCCATACGGGTTTGCCGTATCTGATGGGCACCACGTCAAACGCACACCGCCAGTTATGCCATGATTGGCCTGCTTTGGCGTTTGTGACAATCGCGCCAGGCTTTGTACGCCCCTGCGCATACAAGGCGTTTTGCGCCTCGTTGTCTCGATAGGTCGATGTCACTAAAACGTCGATCCCGGCGTCTTTACACGCCAAAATAAATCTTTCTGCCCTGCGCCTTGCTTCTGTGTTCAGATCTTCAAGTTTTCGACTATTGATCATTTCAGGTTAGCTATTTTTGCAGTACCTTGAACAGTTTCTACTTTTACCATTCTGTTGTCTAGGCTGTGGATCTTTTCCGTTAGCCTGGTTTCCATACCGTTTATCTTGTTGGTTATTTCATCCAGCTTTGCATACACCTTATTGCCCAGCCACCCCAACAGGGCAACCAAAAGGCCAAACATAGATGCGACGAGAGCTAAAAGAATCTCCGAGGCTATGGTCTTTTCCATTGGTTGCCCTTGTTAGGTTAGAGATCAGCGATTTTCAACTTTTTAACATATGCAAGGCTGGTGCCGTCAATAGCAATGCTGACTACAGCACCAACTGCGCTTGCGGTAATACTAGCACCTGCGCCAGAGTTCAAATTTGACACCTTGCTAACGTAAGCGTTGGCTCCGTATCTGTGCGCAAACACCATGGCCGTTTCTGCTCCTGTATCGTCATGGTTCGCCGCGACAAAATAGATCGCGTTTTCATAGTCAGAAAGCGTGTCGGTGTAAGTCTGTGCAGCAGATTGGAAGCCTTCCGAAAGACCGTTTTCTTCAAACACGACCGGCAGTTTGACCGTGTTTCCGCGACTGTACTGCCCCAAAGCAAACAACGCCGCCTCAATACCGTACTCATCAGGCACAACGAGAAAATTGACCAGATCAACATAGCCAACTTTTTTGTTCCTAATCTCTGGGTTGAAGTATGTAGCGGCAGCGCTAATCTCTTGTTTATAGTAAGAAACAAACAGATTTCCACTTGCAAAAATAGTGTCTGAGGAAGATCCGCCGGACGAATCTGTGCTGGCCCCAATCAAAACTTCGGTATTTGCTGTGTAGTTGCCGTCATGCTGACCTGCGGCGATTACCCAAATTGTTCGACCTCTGTATGGCTTAACATCAATGTTGCTGCGCAGGCCAAGTCGCAGTCCATTTCCAGACCCAACGACCGTGCAATTGAGCCTTGCAATATTTCTTCCGTACAATACCGAAGCGACTTGTTGCAATGTTCCTTGTGCGCCAGTGCCAAAGGTTTTGACGTACCCATTAAGGTAGTAGTCATTAGTTGTAGCGTTGCGATAGGTGGCGGCCGGCACTTCCCAAGAATCAAGCGCCCATTGCGGATTCACAGGCCGGGAGCCATCAAACGGGCGTCCGTTTAACGTAGAAACGCTGGCGTATGTGCCCAACACCATCTTGGTGGGGGTTGTCTTTGAAGTGACAGACCCGTTCCAGTGCATTGCCCCTACGCTATACACATGCCGGTATTGGTCTGTTCCAGAAAGATGACCGAAAGAGCAAGACGAAACATTAATAGGCGACGAGCCTTCGTTGTAAATAGCCCATTCGCCGTTGTTAATGGCGCGCGAGTCATTGACATAGATGCCAGTCAAATACTGAGGCTTGGTGGGGTCGCCTTCGTTGTTGTGATAGATAACGCGCGCATCTTCTGATTGAGCGCCATACACATGGAAGTCGGCAAACGCGCCGCGCAAACAGGCGATTTTGTCTGTGCCATCGTTAGCGCCGGTGTTTTCAAGTCTTTGAAACGTGCCGCCCTCAATAACGGTCATGCCAGCAGACACGGAGAAAATGTAGTTCTTCGCATTCGCTGAAGTAACGTCCGTGTCGTTGCCAGACCACATAAAGCAATTTCGAAGGATCGTGTTATAGATGTTTCCGCCGACTTGCTTTAGAGCGTAGTTTTCGAAGTTTATGAATGTGCAGTTATCAAACGTCGTTGCATTGACGTTGATATCATCGCCTGACGCGATATAGGCCGCATTGGTGTCAATGCTGTAATCCCCAAACATGACCAGCGCGCGCTTGGCTCCTTCAAACCAGCACTGGCGGAACATGTTGTTTTCGTTTTCGCGTCGAGCCGCGCCGCCAGAGGTGTCCGTCGTTTCAAACAACACGACGTAGCCAACCTTGCCCTTGCCTTTCCAACGAATACCATCAAACAAAGAGTTGCTAACGCTGCCAACGTCTGCCGCATATAAGCCAAACATGGCTTGCGTAAGATCAGTGGAGCCTGACCATTCAATAATGGTGTTGGTAACACCCGCGCCAACCAATCGAATGTTTGCAAGACCGCTAGCCATTGCCGGCTTAAGCGTGCTGGAAATCAGATACTTGCCTGGCGGAAAATAAAGAGTTGCGCCTTGATAGCCAGAATAGCCAACTGTCGCCAAGTAATTTAGCGCGTTTTGAATTGCCGTGGTGTCATCGGTCAACCCATCGCCAGCAGCGCCAAAGTCTTTGACACTAATCGTTTGCCTAACTTTTTCCTGAAGAGTTGTTGCAGACGCCCCGCTGCCCGATTGAATGAAGCCAATTAGCGAAGACCCGCTAGACGAAGACAAGCTAGAAACGGTAGCTGCTCCGCCCACGTTATCCGCCGTCCAAATCAACACGTCATTGGCGTCTTTCAGCGTCAGCTTATACAGCGCAGAGCCCAGCCACACGTTAGCCTCGCCTCGGCTGTCAAGAATAACAGGGTTGGTGTTAGGCGTGCCGCCTCCAGCGTCCGTATAAGTCGCCAGCGGCGTGGTCGTGCCTGCGGCGTAGGTGTAGAGTTTCCCCCCAACCAACGGATTCCCGTTGGCGTCCAGAAATTGCATCTTGGGGCTAGGTGTTAAAGACGCCATGGGGTTTCCTTATTCTGATTGCGAATACCGTTGTGCTACGCCAACTGTCGTTGCGGGGGAGGCCGCTTTTTGGCCTTTTTGATAAAGGAACTGCAATATCTTTGAACGTTCGCCAGCGGGGAAGATGCTCAGCAGTTTGTTAGCGGATTCACCTGTGCGCAACCCTTCAATTAATGCGTTTTTGGTTTTTTCGCTTACGTTAGACTCAAGTATATCCAAAACCTTGTTAGTGGCCGCAAGTTCTGCGCGTAGCAAAGTAGGAAACCTAAACCCGCGTTTTTGTTTTATTAACTCATCGGCAAGTTTCATGCCTTCTGAAGCAAGCTCTTCAGACCGCATATCGCGCTTCACTTCGTCTGATATCTTTTTCAGCGCGCCATACTGCCCGCCCATCTGTTTCTTGATGTCTGTTTTACCATAACCAAAGACAGCTTCAACAAGCTCTGGGTTGTTGCCTTCTACCAGCTCAACAAACTTTGCGGGCGATTTTTGATACAAATCCATCGCTTCTGCCGCAAACTCTTTGCGAGTCACATTGCGCTCGGTAAGGTTTGAATAGGCATTTAATGACTTACGCCAACGAGTTCCGCCAGCATTCTCAATCGCATCGTCAATCAAAGGTTTGACTTCAGACAGCACCTTTGACGCCTGCCGCTTGATGTAGCTGGGGTCAGCACCGGCAAGCTCTTTGTTGATAACTTCATTGACGGTGTTTTTGCGGATTTCATGCAAAGCGACCGGGTCAATGTAGCCCTCACCCTTGGCGGTCCATTCAAGGATCTTGTCTGCTACCGCAGTAAGAACTTTCTTGTTTTCGTCGCTGACGCCAACCTTGGGGTCTTTAAGTTTTGCCGAAATTGACGAAACAATGTTTGACGTGTCAATTGGTTGCAAACCGTGCGCCTTCAGAGAGTCAAGCTGGCGCTGCAAGAAAGCCATTTCGTCTTGACGCTGGCCTTTCATAGCGTACATTTCTTCAGCCGCAGTGCGGGCTTTCAAAACGTTTTGTTCAAGATCATCAATTGTCTTTGCGCTAACCCATCCCGGGGTCGGGCTGTTAATCTTGTTCAACAAAGCACGACGCGCTTGCTCTGAATAAGCATAAATCTGACCAGACTGTTGCAAAGCGTCCGCCATAGATTCGTATTTTTGTTGAATCTTCGGCCCAATTTCACGGTAGGCTTTGCCTGCTTCCCCCGCCGCTTTAAGCTCTGTCTCCATGACAGGCCCAAGCATTTTGTTCAATGCGTTCTTGGCCTGTTTCTGAGCCTCTAAAGACGCTTGCTGTGTGGCGCCCCCGGCAAGTCTAACCAACTCGTTAGCTTGGGCAGCGCCTTGCGTTTCTTTAAGAACGCGCAAAAATTCTGTCGGATCTTTCTCCGCCGCACTTTTCGCCAATGCCTGCCAAGCCGCGCGGTTAGCATCAACAGCGGCCTGCCCCGCCCCCAACTCAGGGGAAGCACTGAGCAATGTTTTAATTTGCTCAAGTTTTGGCCCGGCGACATTCCGCGCAATCTCAGCCGCTTTAACCACAGGCGCCATGCCCGACAGATAGTCCGCGCTCTTGCTCAGCGCGCCGTAACCAAGTCTTCCGAGAGCGGGGAGAGCAATCGGCACAGCAGCTCCTACGCCGGCACTTGGCAAAACATTCTCGAGATTGCCTTCAAGAATTGCTGTTGTTCCAGCCGTACCCAACGCTCCGCCAGAGGCCATGGCTAACATGTTAGCCATTTTTTGGCTAAACGGGACTGCTACTCGCTCAGCAACGGGGATGTTTTTTACGTTAGGAAGTAGCCCAGTCTTGAACCCGCCAGACGCGATTGATTCTGCAAGCGGCGTAGTGAATCGCGCAACAGCGGGGACCGCTTCACCACCAGCGCGGACAGCTTTCCCCATGGCGCCAATTACTTTGAGAGGAATGGCCATTTCGCCGGCGAATTCAGACGCCCCAGTAATAAACGGATAGGCTTCTTTGTACGGCGCAATATTGGCTTTAGAACTTTCACGAATAGCTTGAGCCGCGCGCTGAACATCTTCCGCGCCAACAGCACGAGCGCCAAGCTCCGTTAAACCAACAATTCCACCCCCTACGCCTGTAGCTAACCCACTAACGATTGCCCCCGGTAACGTAACTTCCCCTTGCAGCGCTTCTGCGCCAAGCTCTGCGGTGGGCGTTCCTGTTGCTCGCATACCTAACTTAGAAATATTTGGTATCGCGCGAGGCTGTTCAGCAGGCACCGTGCCGCGAGGTTGCGCGGTTGTCGCTGGTTGAACCGCTGGTGTTGCAATCTGCTTGGCGTAAGACATCAAATCAGAGTCAGATAATGATTTTTCTGACTCAATGTCGTATGTTTTCCCGCCGATTTCCAACGTATATTTAGGCATTACGGGCGCTCCGTAACAAACACACCAGGGGCTAGCTTACGACGTTTCGGCGCCGCTGAAGCAGCCGTGGGTTTGGCTTCCGTGGAAGAAGGAGCGTTTTGAGTGCGGTATTCGTATGTGGCGTCGTACGCTTCGCGCATGCGCGCTTTTGCGCCTTCTACATCACTAATTGCAGCGTTGAGCGCTGCTTGAACATCTTTAGCGTTTTGCGTTCTGTCGATTGCAGCAAACGATGCAACAAGCTGACGACCTTCTTGGTTTGATACGTTACCGAGCGCGCCGCCAGTCTTCGATGCTTCGCGCATATCTTGCAGCGCTTGGAAGCCGCCTTTGGCGGTAACTTTATTGTACAGAGCAAGAGCCGCGCGCCCTTGGTCTGTTAGTGCGGTCCCTATGCGCCCAGCAAGAATTCCTGTAATTTCTCCAAGCCCAGGATGGTCTCTCAGCATCTGCAAATCTTTTACAAAATTGTCAGACTTTGCCTCAAAACCTTTCATAGCAGACGTGGCTTGAGGATAAGTAGCTTCGCGCTTTTGCCTTTCTTTTGCCGACAATTGTTCGGCAAGCCCCGCCTCTTTTCTAGCCTGTTCTCTTTCTGCAAGCTCAACACGGCGTTGTTCTAAGGCAACGCGTTGTTGATCTCTAGCCGCCGCTTCTTGCTGTTGCGGGGTTGAGAGCCTTGATTCAAAAAACTTCATTTGCGCTTCAAGACCTTTTGCCACGTTTATGGCTTGAGGAGTGCCAATGGCATAAAGCTGCGCAATTTTGTTTGCTGTTGCTTGGGCTTGATCAGAAAGGTTAGCTGCTTGAGGCATGGCGGCAGCAGGCATAGCAGGCGCGATTGCGCCCGCTGGCGCTCCGCTAGGCATGGCGCCGCCGGTCCCGGGAGCGGGCAACGCTAACCGACCTGCCAAAGCATTTGCAGGTTTTGCAACAGGCGCCGCAGTTGGTGAAGCAAGCGCGTTTGTAGTGGCAACCTCAGGGCTTTCAACCGCGACTGGCGCAGCTTTGTTGGCGATGATGTTCGCTATCGCGTCATTTTTTTCTAGCTCTTTAAGTTTTTGAAGCAGTTCAACGCCTGTTTTTACATGCTGCGGGTGTCTAAGCAAAAGCTGAGCGTATTTGTTTAAATCTGGATCAAAGCCTTGTTCAGCAAGCTCTTGCTGAAACTTGACCATCTCATCTTTTTCGCGCTGAAATTTTTCTACTTGTAACTGCGCGGCTTTGTTTTGAGCCTGTGCGGTTTGAAGCTGCACACCTTTGGTGTACAGATCTAAAGGGTCTTGAGCTTTAACGGGGACCGTTTGAGCAAGAATTGAAGGGTCAAGAGGCATGTTATTGTCCTCGATTAAGCAGCGAATTTAGCAACTGCTGATTCTGATATGCGTTGATTGCGCCCGTTAATCCGCCAGCCATTGCGTTGGCCCCTTGCACGTAACCAGAAGCCCTCACGTTGCCGATCCCTTGTTGCAACTCGCTTGCAGGCTGTGCGTACTGCTCACCAGCGCGCTGCAATTGTTGGCTGGCAGTCTGACCAATACCCGCCAAGTTAGCCAGCGCGTTGCGTTGCGTTTGCTGGTTCTGAACATACCGATTATAGGCGTTTTGGTACTCTTGACTAGCAAGGTCTTGACCAAATCGCTGAGCACCTTTAATGGTTGCGCCAGACAATAAACCGCCTTTGGCTGCGGCGGACCGCTCAAGGGCTTTCATGCCTTCAGACAGACGAAAACCGTAGCCTGGGTCTGCTTGATAGTCACGCATAGTAAATGGGCGAGCAAGCTCCCCACCTGGGGCGATACCCGCAGCATATTGCGCCAAGCCCATTTCACCGGCAGTGCGCCACGGAGCAATATCAGCGCGTTGCTGGTTGTAGATTGCTTCTTGCAATGCAACGGCCTTATCAGCCGCGGCCAACTGAGCGTTTGCCGCTTTGTTGATCGCATTTGCCTGCATGAAACTGCCAAGCACATTGGCGCCGGCGCCTAAGTAAGACGCCAAGTTACCGGCTTTGCTGGCTGTGCTGGCAGAATCGGCCCCAGGCGATGAAAACAACGAGCCAACAGCTTGCCCTACACCGGGAAAAGTACCGCCAGCACCAAAGAGGCCGCCGTATCCCGCGGCAGGTTGTGCAGCACCGCCTAGCGTGCCCATATCAATCGCCGCCTCGGTGGGTGTCTGTGCAAGACCGCCAGCACCTTCCCCGCCAAAACCAAGATAATTGGCGGCTTTGCCATAGTTAGCGAGGTTGCCTGCGCCTACGCCATATAGCCCACCTCCAATCAAAGCAGCTTGCCCAAGAGTTGACCCTAATTGGTTTTGAGCCCCTTGGCTTACCAAATTGCTAGTAACTGCTGCGGAGCCAGGCAACACCACATTACCAGCAGCGACGGCAACAGACTGAACCGTGTCTCTAAGTTTTGTCCAAAGACTCATTACGTCACCTCACGCCCAGAAGCCCGAATGTTAATCGCGCTGGCTGTGCCAGCCAATGTACTGATAAACCCGCCAGAAGATAGCACCTGCCCGACTAACTCGGGGAATGTGTAAGTCTCAGACGGCTGTAAAGTCTTGGTTTTGACAATCAAGTTTTGATTGCCCGCCGTGTCCGCGCTAGTAACCAGATTGACAGAGATCGTCGCAGCCGCCGCGTTGTAGTTGGTGGCGGTAAATTTGTCGATGATGGCGGTCACGCCAGTCGCGGTGTATTGAGTCGTCTGCGAGTTTTCGGCAATCTTTGCCGGAATAAGAACTTTGACGGTAACGGTCATAGAAACCTCTGTTAGGCTGTTACTGCTTTGATAACGGCAAAGTTGAACACGGGTTGTTCTGTCGTTGTGCCGCCTGTCGTGGCAAACGTAATTTCAAAACTACCTGCCGCCACCGTTGTTACGTGAATCATATACTTATCTGTGCCAGACTTCTGATTAACTATAACAGTGTCGGTCGCTGCAACAAGGCTGTTTGTGACGGTAAATGACTGCCAAGCCGTCGTACCCGCCGCGCTGACCAACGTAATAGCGCCGTTTGACTTGTTCAGCGTCACGCCGGTAGTGCGGCTGGTGATCTGAGTAACGGCTCCGCCAGAGCCCGTACCGTAACCAAGCGCCCCTATTTTAGCGAGCACATTCGCCGTTGAATCAATCCGCAGCGCCTCGCGCAAACCTGTACCGCCAAGCGATGTCTTGAACACCATGTAGCCATCGCCGTTTCCCTGCGTGGCGTTTTCTTTGTAGGCTGAAATCTGCCCCCAAGGCAGATAGGCCGGCCCAGCGTCGTTGGACCGGCCAGTAAAGTAAATGCCAGACGGGCCGGTGTTTGCAGCGACAGCCGTATCGTCGTGCAAAATCACCATGGTGTTGCCGCTAGACTGCGCCAAACAAAACCGCCCCGCAGCCTGACCAACAACAGTCGTAGGCCAGTTGATGCTGTTGCCACGAACAAACAGCCAAGAGTTCGTTGCTGATATGTTGCTGCTCGCACTCAGCGTGGTGCAAGTGGCAGCTCCGAGCGAAGGCGTAGTAAGCGACGGGCTGGTTGCGCGCACCACGTTACCAGTGCCCGTGTTAGCCGTCCAAACGGGCGCAGAGCCGTTTGAAGTGAGCACATAGTTGTTTGTGCCTATCGACAGAAAAGAAGTCGCGCCTGCGCCCGTTTGATAAGGCAAAGACCCCGCCGCACCGCCTGCCAGATTCGTGGCCGAGCCGATCGCAATCGTTGATGGTGCTACGTTCTTCCAATACTGCGCAGTGCTGTCGTACTGAATCAGGTCTTTGTCGCTCAACGCGCCAAATTGCACGTTAGAGTCAGTTCCGCCAAGTGTCGATCCATACACAATGTGTATGTTCATGGAGCCAGATGCCCCAGACCCGGCGTTTATGATCTCGCCAATGTACGTCTTAAGGTTTGGCGCTGTGGGTTTTGTTTTTGTAAAGCTACCAACAAAAGACGGGTTGTAATACAGCGGATCTCCATCGGCCCAAACCTCTCCCACGCTGGTGCCAGTCAGGTCAAACCCTCTGATGTCTCCGGCAGTCTGAATAAACCCAAAGTCATTAAGCGGTATTGATTGCGCAGCTACCCCGATAATCTGGGTGGTGTCTGTCATGCTGGTGCTTGTTGGCGCGGCTGTAATTACGCCAGACGCCCCAACAGATCCGGTGTGCTTGCAAAGCTGCCCTTTAGTAATAGCAGACGAGGCTTTGACATAAACAAACTGCGCTTGCCCAATACGAACAAGCACGCTTTGGTTCATTTGCAAACCAAGCGTAGAGTTTCCATCCCAATACAACGTGCCAGTAGGCGCAGGGTTTGGCACTGCGGGCGAGGGGCTGGTAGCAAACCCAATCAACCGGACATTGTCTTGATTAACTTCCGACATCGTTCCGAGTTGCGGCAATGAAGGCGAAGTATCAAGCTGGTTTTGAAGGTCTTTCGTAGCTTGCTCATACTGAGCCATCATCGCCGCAAGCTGTGCTTGGTCATAGACTATGCCAAGATCGCCAAGCACTTGATTGATCGCCGGGGGGCCGACAAGCAAATCGGTGATGGACGTGTTGTTTCTGCCGCCGCCAACCAGCTCAAAAATATTAAAGAAAAACCGATACCATTCCCGAGCCATAAGCCCGGTTCGTGGGTCGATAAAATCAACCCGCGGCGCTGGTATGTTGGTGATGTCGGCGTAGTTAGGCATTGGTGGGGTCCAGTATAAGCTCCGCACCCATAATCACCATCTTAGTCGGGTCTGTGCCGCTGATTTCATACACGCGGTCACGTAACTTGGTCGTCATCCCAAGACGGCGCCAGAATACACGGCGGCCGTATTCCCCTATCTTGCCAATCGACTTGGTGTGGTAGTTGCTCCACGTGTGGCCGCCATCATCAGACCAGCGCAGACTAACTTGCGGGTCTTCGCCTTGCCCGGTAACAAGCCCGACACCCGACTCGCAATCAAGCTGCAAACTGTGCTGAGCGGTACGCTTAAGGTTGTTTTGCCCGGGAGGTAATGCGCGCCAAGACCTCAAGAACTTTTGCACTGCGCCGTTATCTGCATAGACGTTCAAATCGAACGCATACAAGTTGCCGTTCTCATAGTCGCCAACGATGATCTCGTTGTTGAAATTGAGTTGGCAATTGCTACGATGCCGGGTGAATGACCCGTTGCTGAATCCCGCCCGCTCATGCCAGGCTTGCGTGGATACGTCATACACCCACGTGGTATTGGCAGACGGGAATATCAGCACATAAAACGCATGGCCTTCTTGCTGGTAGGTGTAACCTACTGCGTCAGAAATGTCGCCATAATTTTGTATTGCAAACTCAACGGCATGAGTAGAAACCCGCTGACCAGTGTAGCCGTTAGCGCGATATACAATGCCAGAGCCGCGAGCGTCCGAACCGAGCCAGAAGAGAGCATTGTCGAGTTTTGCGACGGAATATGCAGCGGCGCATCCAATCTCGTTGAATGCACCTTGGAGACGTGCCAAAGGAAAGTCTGCGTTCCCCGCATCGTACCAAACTTCAACAGAATTAGTCCCAAATAGCCATACCTCTCGGTGATCTACGATAAGCGAGACAAGGTTATCCGGAGAGCCTTCAACACTCGCAAAATCCAAAGGATCGACCGCAGAGCCATCAAGCAAGCTTGTAACCCAAACTTTTTGGCTGTTTGGCTCGTTGAAAACAAAATACCCGTCAAGATACGCGACACAAACCGCACCCGGGAAGTCAGGGTCCGAGATCTGAACAAAGACGTTTGTGCTTGCGTTGTAGATATAAGACGGGCCATTACATGCGATAAACAGCTGCGTACCGTTGTCCGCCATTGATACTGGGCCTGCGCCAGAAACAAGGCCCAAAAACGTGGCGGTGTAATTAGCATCAATTTTATAAAGTTTGATGCCAGAGACAACATACGCACTTCCGCCATATGTCCAAAGTCCTCGAATAGGCCCAGAACCTACCGTCGCCAAAAGGCGCAGCCCTGGAGCTCTGTTCAGGAAAGCTGGCTCCTTGCCACCTTCCGGGACAATCTCAGGAAACAGATTCACCATGCGGCTGTCCGCAGCATTGACGCTGCGGGCAACATAGCTAGATCCTAAGATGGGGGTTTTCATTAATAATTGCCCGCATACACGTTAAACCGCTGACGAGTCGCCACCAACGAATAAGGCAGGCTCATGATGTCGTCAGGATTGTTAATGCGCTTGATGTTGCGCTTGGACACCATCGCAACGCGCTGCACTTGGCGCGAAGGCTCCACACCAAACTCAGGGGCAAGCTCACACGCCAGGTTGTAACGGAAAGCGCGCAGATAGCCTGGCGGAAGCAGAATGTCGGTGGCCAGCGTAGCAGGCTGAGTCAATTCTTCGACCGAGATGAAATGCCATTCCAGCAGCCTGGTGGGCACCGGGTAGATGTACATCTCAATGTTCGGATGAGTCATGTTTATCCACAAGACCTGTGGATAAGTAGATGTGACAGTTTTCACGGCAATGCCGTCGTACTGTTGCTGGTTAATCAGCTTGATGCCAAAGCTAACATTTGTGCTTGGATCGCGGAAATAGGTCGCGTCATCCAAAAGAATGGGCCTGTTGCCGACAAAATCACCGGTTGGGCCAAGGGTGCGGCTGATGGTGCTGACGGGCCAGTTAAAGACTTGATCTTGGGTGCTGAATACAGACAGCCGTTCCGTGTTCCACGAATCAATCATCTGATTCATAGCGGAAAGCGCGTCTTGTGATGTCTCGGGAGAAGGCGTTTCACCCTCGGCCAGCACGCCCAGCAACCTCAAAGCGCCATTAATCAGATCGCCAGCAGTGGCCATAGCGCCTCCTTACGAAGAAAGTTTAGGCGGTCGCCCGCGACGTTTGATCTCTAGCTGATTAGCAAACGGCGTTTCAATGACTGGAACGGGCTCTTCGTCAGGATTATAGCGCACCCAGCCGTGCTCTTCATCGTGTTCAGCTTCCATTTCAAGCGAAGCAATTTTAACGCCGTGAATAGGATGTTTCAAATAAATCATCATGTTAAATCACCCAGCGGTATTCTTTATCAAAACACCCGTTCGCACCGTTTGTTTCTTCAAGCAACTGCTTAAGCGCTTCAGAAACAGCGACGACTTCCCATTGTTCATCTACACACATGGCGCGCAACAATCCGCCACTTTCTTCTCTTAGCATACCGTTAAAGGATTTAATCATTTCGCTCAGTTCTTGGCATTGAACATACATAGCAGGATTGGTCCTAAAATCAATCCCGTTCGCTTTGACAATGAGCTGATGCGGTTTTTTCTCGTCACAATAGGCATGATCAGCGTCTATAAAAGACCCCTCACAGCCAAAGTAGGTGATGTCTGTGTAACCCATCAAAGCAGCGACAACAGGCATGCTGCTTGCAGTGCTTGAACCCCCTGGAATGCCGTGATCGACATAGGGGCGCATGGGGAATACCCTTACATTTGGGTATCTTGAAACAACACTCGGGGCACACCAGCTGGAAAAGATTGCCCCTGTGACATTGGCTGGATCTGGCCAGCCATCAAGCGCCGCATCGACGCTCACAAGAACAGATTTTATTCCATTTTCGGCACACCAATCTGGTGTTTTGTTGATAGCCCATATCTCTCCGTCCCATTGCTGAAGCCGTTTGATATTGTTCAGAATGGACGGGCCGCCGCCAACGATTGCCAGTTTCCGATTGTGGAATGGCACCGACTCTAAAGCCGGGACGTTTTCGTTTGCTTGGATATTTGCAATCAACTCGTCTGAGGATTGCAAAGTGTATCCTTTGAAGGTAACACGGAAAGGGGTTGCCCCCTTTCCTGTGTCTGCGTTTAAGGTCACGCAGAACCTTTCATCAGACCCAAAGCAACCAAAGTAGCGCGGATCTCTTCAAGCTGTGCCACGAACGCGCTAAAACCGGCAGTGGTGGCAAAACCCACGGCGCCAGCAGTAACGGCAGTCAGAGCAGATTGCGACGCGCCAGAGCGCTGAGCAATACCCGATGTGCCATAAAAGCCCACCGGATCAGAAGTGCTCTCGCCCAAAACGGTCATTGCAACACCAAGAGCTTTTCCCGGCATATCAATTTCCTTTCAAAAAAGGGGCCGAAGCCCCTTTAATTAGGCCGAGCCTTTCAGCAGACCAAGCGCCACCAGCGAGGCACGGATGTTTTCGACTTGGGCAACAAACGCGCTGAAGCCAGCGGTCGTAGCAAAGCCAACCGCACCGGCCGTCACAGCCGTCAGAGCGGCTTGAGACGCGCTGGCGGGCTGGGTCGTGGCGGAGGTGCCAAAGAAGCCAACGGACGCGCCGGAGCCGCCCAGATTGACGGTTTGGCCAGCACGGCCAACATTAACGGCTTCGTTCAGATTGCCGTCAGTGACTTGATAGCCATCACCCACTTTAGGAAGAGCCATATTAAACCCCTTTCAATCGTTAAAGTCCCCCGGCGAACCGGGGGGAGTATCTATTAGCCCCAGAGACGGCAAGCCATCTGCGGACGAATGACGCTGTAGCCGTACAGAACGTCAATACGGCAAGGCATGCGGTCATTGTTGATGTCGTACTGACGCACGACACGCAGGCTGATACCGTTATGCACAGCGCGCGAGGCCATATCCACACCTTGCGGCAGGAGCAGGTCAGCGGTGGCAAAGGTGATCGCGTCTTTGTGATAGACCAAGTTCTGAGCGTACTGGCTGGAAGCCGCGCCCAAGAACACCACGGCCTTGCTGTTGCCGGGCAGGGAAGCCACGGTAGCCAGAGCGTGAGCCGACGAATAAATCGGGGCCACGGTGATCGAGCCAGCACCAGAGCCGTCCAGGGTCACGTCAGCCAGAGCGACGAACTGGAACAGCGAGCCGGTCGATTCACGAGTCTGGGGGTTCACAGCGTAGCAGTCAGCCACGGTGAAGACATCGCCAGCCTTAACCGTCAGGCCGCTACCGGCGCCAGTGATAGCGATGGTGGTGGCGCCTTCGCTAGCAACAGCAGCCGAGGTCGAGCCGCCGGTGGCGGTACGCGAGCCGGTCGTGAAAGACTTGATCGACTGAGACATGTTGATTTCTTCGAAACCAAGCACGCCGGTGCCCATCAAACCATTCTTGAACTGCTTGCTGATGGTGTCGGTCGGGTTAAACAAGCCCTTCATGCCTTCAACCAGGCCAGCGTTGGCAGCCGGGTTAACGGTGGCGTAACGGGGCGACATCACAGCCGCGTTTTCGTTCAGCTTCTGCTGAGCTTGCAGCAGAACCAGCGAGGTGCTGGGCGTGGTCCCGGGAGTGCCCACGCTGTTGCCGATGCTCTTGAACGCATTGGCAACGTCGGCGTCGATAGAAGCCGCCAGTTGGCTGATACGCGGCTTCAGCACGCGCTCTGCGAAGTCATCCAACTGCATGGTGAGTTCGGCAGAGGTGAAGTTCACGCCAATGTGCTTCTGGGAAGCCACAGACAGCGTGGTGTACTGCTCGTTGTCGTCCTGCACTTGCAGGGCGGCACCGTCGGTCACCAGAGCACGGTCCGGCAAACGGATACGCAGGGTGGAGCCGATCTTCGCGCCTTCAACGGCAAAGCTGTCGTCGTATTGGCGGTTAACGTTACGGGTGAGCACCAGGTTGTTCTCGAGGATTTCGAGAGCTTTCCGGGTGATCATGTCAATGGTAAGCAAACTATTTGCCATGATTTACCTTTCAGAAGTTAGCGGTTGCGCTGCGCTTCAATCTTTCTAATTTGCCGCTGACGTTCTGCCTCAATCCAGTCAGACACGCTCATGGTTTTCACTGATCGCGGGTCCGTCGTGTCATAAGCAGGTGCACCTGTAGTGCGTGCAGTCACCGGCGCAATAGGAGCTGGAGCGCTAGTGGTTTTCTTCGCGGGCGGATTGTCGGACAGTTTTGCCTCAATCTTTCCGATTTCCTTGGCTTGCAAAAACGGCGACAGACGGGAGATTCGATCGGCTTCTTTAGGGTTTGAGCCCAAAAAGTACGCCACATCAGGGCCAATATCTGACGCCTGAATCGTTTGCGCCATCACTTCTGTGATTCGCAGGTTAGGGTTGTATGCGACTTGCTCGAAGTCTTCATACTTGTCCCGGGCCTGTTCTTCACGCTCGTGATAGCCTTCAAGCATCTGCGCTTGCTGTTGTGCCTGATCCCGCTGGGCAATCAATTCTTCGGCCTTTCGGTAAGCCAATGCTTCGGCATACGCTTCGGGGCTTTCAAACTGATCAACTGGCGGCAGATCCGCAGGAGGCGCCGACCTTACGGTTTGCGTTTCCGCAGCTTTGCGCTGTTGCTCTCTTTCCCATTTTCGCTGCTCTTTTGCGAGCCGCTTGCCGATAATCGCGTCTACTTCTTCCTGCGAAAAGCTTTTCGAAGGTTTCTGTTCTTGCGATTCTTCGGCTACTTCCGGCGATGAAACTTCGGGCTCAGGCGATGCCGTCTCGACCTGTTCCGGCGCGGTAAAATCCGCTGGTGCTGCGACTTCTTCAGTCATGGTTGATTCCTATGGAATCCCTGGTCATACGGGCCAGTACGTTTTAAAACAATTAAACTGCCAGCGATGCAATCTTGTCTTGCAACGCTTTAATACGCGCGTCCAACTCTTTTTTACCTTGTTCAAGGTTTTCTGACAATACATTCAATTCTTTTTCACGCTTGGACAAATTGTCCAACGTGTTTTGAATTTGAGTTTGTTTGAGAGAAAACTCTTTATCCTTTTCTGCCGCCATCTGAGCAAAAGCAACTTCATCAGCCGTCAGTTTCTCTTGCTTGGCTTTAAGTTCGGCAGTCTTAGCCTTTGCCGCGGCATTCAATTCTTTGGCATCTGCCACCATCGCGGCAGCGTCAGCCTTAGCTTTTTCCAGTTCAACCTTGGCGTCTTCGCGCATTTTGTTGGCGTCTTCAACGGCAGACAAAGCGCCTTGGCGCTTAGCCAGTTCGTCGCGCAACGCAGCCATCGTCGCCAGGTCTTTGGGAAGCTGTTGGGTAAAGTAGGTGACGTAGTCCATAGACGGGGAATCGTTTGCAATGTTCATGTCTTACCCTTTAGGCGTAGTAACTAATATTAAGTTTTGCGCCGCCGGTCTGCTCGATAAACTTAATTTTAGTCAGATCGCCGTCGTATTGCAGAGTAACCCCGGCCGCCAAAGGCATACCCACCGTGGAAGTGGGGTTTGTGTCGTCATCACGCCAACGAACAGCTTGTGTCTCTGGCGTAATCAGAGCCATGACAGGCTTGCAAGCCAATCCATTTTTATCAACCGTCGGAACGGTAAGAGCAGTAGCAGACGCAAGCGAGGTAATTTGCTGATAACCCAGACGGCTGGTGATGGATTTAAGGTTCATTGCCATGTTTTAGCTCCGAATTACGCCAGCGTCTTGAGCTGGTCTAGGGTCAAAGTAGTTTGCTCAATCTGCGAGTCTAAATAGTTTACTTGACCCACATCGCCAAGAGACACCGCTGTGCTTTTCATATTATTTAAAGCAGACAAGCGATTTTCAACCATTTTAATGAGATCTTGGATACTCATACCAATACCACCATTTCTTGTGCGATTGTAGACAAGTGGGATTGCAGCAACACCACGTCATAAGTATCCGTGCCATCAATAGCCGCATAAGCCGCCATTCTATTACCCGCCGCAGCAACACCGGCTTGCAAGAAATCGGTCGGAGTAAATGGGCTTAATACTCTGTTTTGAACGTCAAAACGATACATTTGGTTAACCACCGAAGCCGCGTAGATGTTCATGTAGAACATCCGACCTTCGTTCTCAAAAGGAGAATAAGTGCCAGACGTGCCCACCGTTAATGCAACGCCGCCGTCATAGGTAATCGCACCAGTCCAAGTACCCGTAATGCTGGCTGCGATATCCAGCACATCCAGCGTGGTGACACCACCGCGGAAGAAGTAACAGAACGAATGACGCGCGTTTTTGGCAGCATCGGGACGGATACCAAAAGACGGCGCCCACATACCGCCTGATGCGTTAGCAGCCGGGGCCGCCCCAAAATACGTCGTAGACCAAGCACCAGACGTGATGTTGTTCGTGCCGTTGTTGATCGTGGCGTCGGTGTAGTTGTAGGTGTAAACCGTCGTCGCAGCGCTTGTACGCAACAGCAACAGGTTAGGCAACTCGATCACAAACTTGGCGCTGCTAGACGGCGTGACAGCCCAGTTAGTGCCCAGGGTATAGACCGCGCTCGGCCCCGCCGTGTGCGATGCGATGATGCGGCGCTGCCCCACAGCGGTGGGCGTTACCGTGTCTTCGACAATACGGATCTGAAAATTACGATACTCGTTAGCCACAACAGCCGCGTCGCCACTTGCAGCCTGGCCGGTCAAAGTGCCTGCCGCAGCAGCAGTAGCCGCCAGTGCATAGCGCGCCACCAAGCCCGTGTCGTAGTTATACGTGCCCTTGATCATGCCCTCGCCTGGCGCGCAGTCATATGGCACATACTGCTCGTCCAGCACCATAATGGAGCTGTCCGTGCCGATGGTGGCAGGCAAGTTTGTCGTGGACAAACCTGTTGACAACGTGTTGGTCGCCACTTCAAACGAGCGCCAAATGTTAGCGGCCGTCGTGCCCGCGTTAAGCATGAACACCTTGCCGCCAAGGATCTCGTATCGAGCCCCTGTGCTAGGCGTGAAGCCAAACGAGCTAAGCACTTGGATCGTCGGGGCCGTGCCTGAGCTGTTGCCAACAATGAACCGTTCGGCCGTTTTGCCTGCAACGGTGTCGATAATCCGCAGTTTGAACCCATACTCGCCAGAGCCGCCACGATTGGCCAGCATGTTGACGCCGACAGCGGTAGGCAACACGGTTGAAAGAGTAACGCTCGTGGTCGTTGCGCCAGCAGCAATAGTGCCCACTGCGCCAAAACTAGGAACAAACGCCATTGCAGCGCCAGCGCCAAACGTACCTGCTAGGGCCGGAGATTGAACGAAGTTCCAGCCCTTAGTCACGATGTTGTATCGGTTTAGCACCGTGGCACTGACAAGTTGATACACGAAAGGATTGCGAGACACGTCAGATCGCATGTCGGAAGCCAAACAAGCCGCCGCAGCATGCGCGTTAGGCGCAGGCGCTACTTGCGCCCACATCAGCCGGTCAATTACCTTTTTAAACGTGTTTGCCATCTTTTGCCCTTACGTAATCCGGCTGCGAACACAGTCCGCCCAAGCGGAAAGATTGGTTTGGTTTATCAGCATTGACCCATTTCGGCCGTCAATGTTGGTAAGCCCCGTCACCGTGGTCACGGTAGTGACGGTTGTAACCGTGGTAACCGTACCAGACTCCAAAATCACCGTTCCGCGCTGCCTTTGCAATGACTTATCATACCCCTGCGGGGCGTTTAACGCATTGAGCAAACGCGTTAAAAGAAACACCAGGTCTTCGTGATTTACATCTTGAACTGGTAACGGCGCGCTAGGCTGTGAAACATCAACGGCGTTCCCGTTCTCGTCCTCGTAAGAAACGACAAACTTTTCAGGTATTGCGCCGCTGATAATCATGTTTTACCCCAAAAAGCGCAGTTTATAGAGCGTGGAATAGTAAAGCCCCATAATTTCGTCGATGATGTTCTGCAACGGGGTGCAGTCCTTATCCACTACTTTATAGCGGTTTGCCTCAATCTCGTCTGCTTGTTCTTGCAGAAAATCGACGATATTCGCCGTTTTTTTGGCCGGTTGCAGGGTAATCCCGCCAATAAGGCCGTATTTGCCTTGGTACGCCTCGGCAAACTTGTCCGCCAAATCAATAATTCCTTCGTAAAACCCTTGCAAAGCCACGTGCTTGGCATAGCTGCGCGTATTCAAGTGCACCGAGTGGGCAACGTCGCGCCCCAGAAACATCAAACCGACAAAATCAGCAGCTTTCATTGCGGTTGCCCCATTTCTGGCATCTGTTGCCCCATTTCAGCTTCATTGAATTGAGGCTGTTGCCCCATTTCCTCAGGCAATTCTTGCCCAGGCATCTCGCCCACCAAGTCGCCCGACGTAATCATGCCGTGAATTGTACCCATAACAATGTCTTGAATCTGCTCTGGCTGCATACTGTTTTGAACAGCCGCCAGACGCCGCGTCTCAGCTTCGTATGCCTTAACCTTGGCATCGAATTCCTTAATCTCAACTTCGCGGTTCTCAATCGACTTTTCGACATTTTGCAGCATTGACGCCATTTGCTGCATCTCGGCCTGCATGGCCTGCATCTGTTGTTCGGCGGCTTGCAGTTCAGGCGACTTGTCGCCGTCATTCAGTAGTTTGGGGTCAATCGTCTTACGCAAACGGGCCGCGAGCTCATCGGCTCCAGGCCAATCCATGTTTTTGACAAACAAATCGCCCGCCACCATCCAAAGCTGAGGATTGCCTTGCAAAATTTGACTCATAGCGTCCATAGCTTCTTGGCGCTTGGTCATGTAGCTCGGCCCCGTAGTCACACACACATCGTACTTGCCAATACCAGGGTTGTAGATTTTTTTAATGACAATCCCAGTTTGCTGGTCAACAATACTGCGGACTGGCTCGGGCTGAGTGGGGTCAATAGCCGCCATGTCAGTTGCGCCATCAACCCCAATAATGCGCGCAATTCGCTGCGTGTCGTAGATTTTGGGGATCATATCTACAATCTGACGAGTCACGTATCTAACAGCGCGGCCATAGTTATCTACGTAATGGTACGTGCCTGTGTCGCCTTGTTTTTCGCGCGCAAGAATAGCGCGGCCTGACCGCTCATTGCTAACCATGCCAAGGCTGGCGTCATATTGCCCCGTCGTGCTCTTGATGTCTTCAGATGCGCCCATCTTGGCTTGAATAAGCCCAGTTTGCGCCATAGGGGGCATAGACCGCTGAGGCAATGGCAAAGGATTGCCCAAGCCGTCAGTCGCGTCAGGATTGACCTCGAGATAGGGCCAGTTCTGGGTATTAGCGGTCTTCCACTGGGTTTCGTAGCCCTCAAACTGGCCGCCATACCCAACAAACGGCGCTTTGGGCGCCAATGCCAGCATTTCGGCCTCTTGGCTCACCCAGTAGTTGTACATGCGCTGCGCGTCCTTGGCATTGCGCACCAAGCCCGACACATACACGCGGCCATCGACCTCGAATTCATTGCCCACCACGCGCACCACGGGGATGTACTTGCCAGCCCAGTCGCGTTCCTCAAGCACTTCGTATCCGTTGATCTTGCACCACTTAACCTTGCGCTGATCAACACGCCGGGAGCGCAGCGGCTTAACACCAGCAGCGCGCATCTGCTTATCTTCGGCCGTGCCTTCAAACGCCGTCATGCCGTTCGGGTACAAATTCAGCGTGGCAGGCTCGTGCTCGATGTAAAAATACTCGGCGATTCTGACGGTATTTTCGTTTAACCACTGCGAAATGCTTTGATCTCCCACGCCAAGCTGTTGCAACGTGGAAACCGGCGAGGCATCCGGAAACATGCGCTCGTAGTCTTCTTTGCTAATGTCCTCGGTGATGAAGCACCAACGTGCGTCAGAGCCGCACGGGTCTTGAATCATAGGGTCCATGTAGACCGAAAACGAATTTCGAACACGCCCAATCTTGATGTCCTGGTCAAACGTGTTGTCGTCGCAATACTCGGTCAGGATGCGAATGTAGCCCTCACCATACGCCACTTGGTTTTCGCAGGCAGTGTCATACGCCACATCAGCGTCGGAAATGTACTCAATGTGCCGCACGATTCCGTTAAAAATCTCGGCTACTTCGGGGTCTGCACGATCATCCGCCGGAATTACCTTACCGCTTGGCCGGTTCTGGCGCTGGTCATTAGTGACCTGTTTAACGTGCTGCGGCAGCTTGTTGATGGTCAAACATGGACGTGCGTTGATCGTCTGCCCCTGCACCGCCCCACGGGTCGCCAGAACATCCGCTGGCCACTGCCAATGATTGTCCGGGCTCCCGGCATAAAACCGCAGATCGTCAATCTCGTCCTCACGGCTTTCGGAATACGCCGAAATTGCAATGTTAAGGCGGGCTCTGGCGGTGGCCAGAAGATCATCGTCACGCTTTGCCATCACTTGCCCTTTTTAGGTGCTGCTTTCTTGGCAGCACGTTGGGTGGCGTAAGCAATTGCCACCGCCTGTTTCTGCGGCTTGCCATGCGCCATCTCAGTCTTTACGTTGGCAGAAAATGCTTTCTTGCTTGCGGATTTCTTAAGAGGCATTATTTTTTCCCCTTCTTGGCAGTCTTGGCAGACTGGACGAAAGCCTGTTTGGTCGGCGCGCCGGGCGTACCAAGCTTGCGCATTTTCTCCCCAGACCCAGCCTTGATTCGGGCGCGTTTGGC